CGTTAGAAGCATCAGATAATTTTTTAAATAACTGTTCAGATAATTGCATATAAGACTCCTAATAAAATAAATGTTAATAATAAAAAAATCAACTTGTTAAATTTTCTATGTATTGGTTTTCCAAGTATTATCATGGGTGTAATAAATTTTCTTTAGCCTCTTTTTTAAGTTCTCTAATTTTAGCTTGTAGTTGTCTTTTTTCTTCTTCCAACTTATCAATCTTTTTAGAATAGTTTTTACATTCCATGTATAATGCTTGTATCTCCTCTAACTTAATAGCGAAATCTTTTTTTAAGTTATAGAAATCGCTAATAAGTTGTTCTTGTGTGTTAGATAATTTAGTCATTAAAATGGTATTTCATCATCCATATCAGATTGTTCTACAGGCTTTGCATTATCAGGTGCAAACTGTGTAGCATAAGTTGGCATGGCTTGAGATATAGGTTTCAATCCATCTACATTATCAGTTCTTGGTTTGTATGGTTTAACCATAACCAAACAAAATATTTGCTCTAAATTGCTTTTAGCATATTGAGGTGGATTCTGCATTTCCTGTGTCTTAGTCATATATTTTAACACATATCCAGCTTTAACATATTTTTGAACTTCTGGTGTGTTAAACCAATCATTGACTTGCGATAAGCTGTATTTTTTTTTAGTTAAACTACAAGTAAATTTAACTTTACTAGCCTCTCCACTATATTCATACTTTGGACTGGCATTTCCGGTCGAAAATAGTCTTGCTTGAAGCCCACAGAACGGGAGATCGAATTTACTTTTTTGATACATTTGTTTTTCCTTTTTTTAGTTGATTATATTTTCGTACTGACTCATTGAACAATAACTCGGATTTATGACAACTTAATAATCCAAGAAATGCTTTTAAGTGTTCCTTTTTATATAAGATATGTCTAGCCTCGAAATCTCCACTATCTTTTGGAAGTCGGACTATATACATCTTATTGATCTTCTTTCCTGTTTGCTCTGTATAGGCAAGTGAGTAACCATGTAATTGGTGTACCATATTCAAAAACAAACCCTTAGAAGTTTTTATATCTATGAGCCAAAGATTATTTTCAGGGTCTTTAGCAATTAAATCTAAAGTTCCACAAAATCCTCGTTCAGAGTATAAAATCTTTTCGGACTCCACCATTTTTAACTTATGCTTTGTCCAAAATCTTTTAAACTTATCAAAGCACCCTTTAACTACAGGGTCGCTTGGGTCAGTAAATTTTTCTCCTTTAAGCCACATCTCACAATATTTATGAACCATAGAGCCTATATTAAGAATGTTATCTCCTTGTTTTTTTGCATTGGTCTTAGCATTTAAAACAATAGATTCTATTTTATCTAATGGAATTTCTTGTCTTTCCATTTCTTTTTTAATAGCATTAACCATATTGCTTATCTTCCAATTTTCTAATTGTGGACTAGCAAGTTTTCCAAGAATTGTACTCATACCCACAACATATTCGTTGTTATGGATATAGACATGCTTTTCTTCGTTAAACTCTATCTGATGACCATGCTCAGTAGTTATTGTTGTCATTTTTCTCTCCTTTGATTTTAGCTTTAAGATCAATCAATGAATAATATTCATCAATATAATACTCATAAGCATATTTATTATTTTTAGCTTGTTTTTTAATTTCAGCTATTCTTTTATCTAGCAACATGTCGGTTATTAAAGTGATAGACATTATTGATTTTTCCTCTCTTTGTTAATTCTAAGTTAGCATCATCCATTGGTTTGGTAAAGTAATCTATTGATACCGATAGATATTCACATATTTTTTTTAGTTTCAAATGTGGAGTTGAGTTCTTACCAGCCTCGTATTTTTGAATCTGTTGAAATGTAACTCCAAGTGCATTACCTAATCTAGTCAAAGTTTTGCCACGCATAAACCTTATTTTTTTAATCTGCAAACCTACTATCTTATGAAAGATAATCTCGTTATCTTCTGGTGTAACTCCCCATTGAGCAATTAGGTTAGATATACTTTGGTTAATTTCTTCTATTGTTGTATTAGTCTTTATTCTCATAAAACGACCACTCCTTTTTTTCTGTTATTGTTAGTTTATTAAATTGATCTTTAAAGCATGGATTACAAAGTAAGCTATCACTATACATTGAATTAGAGCCTACAAACCACGCAAGTTTTAAAGCATCTTCTCTAAAGCATCTAGCACATTTATAGGCTAAAATTTTTTTCTTAGTTAAGGACACTATGACCTCGCTTGTCTAAACATTTTCTCATAATAGACTCATACTTTGTGTCCATAGTTGGACTAAGTGTCCAATAAGTAATGTTTGAAATAAAGTTAGTATTTTCTTTAGCCAAGTATTTACAATGTTGAATATCGTTTGTAATTTCTTTAGCTTTATCTTCATTGAATGTTCCTGATCTTCCAGCAGTATCTATTATGGGTTTATAGGCACAGCCTTGTAATAAGGTGGCAAGTAGCCCACATAAAAGTATTGTTTTTTTCATATCTTTTTTTTTCCTCTCTAAAGAATTGGTTGATGATACTTCAAATGATGAAGTTTAAAAGCCAACTCCTTTTTCTTCTGTTTCAATTTGAACAATTTCTCCAATAGCACCTTTTCCTTGAGTGTACTCTTGTCTAACTGCTCTTGCATCTGAAACATTTTCTTTGTTTCCATTTGCTTTCCTTATTTGAGTTACCTGATCTTCCAAGTAACTATCTACAGGGTTAATTAAATTAACTTCTTCCTGTAAATCCTGTAATCCACCTAAAGTCATATCCTTATGGAATATTCTTTTAAATTGTTTTGATATTTCTTTAGTGAAAGTAGAATTAGTTGGTATTCTCATTTATTGTACTCCTAGTAAATAATCTATGGTTAATTTAAACCCACCAGCGAAAAAATACAACATTATAATTCCAAAGCTAAGGTATTCAAAAAAGTTTAATATTTTTTTCATTATGCTTTCCTCTCTGTATTAATTGATCTTATGGCATCTTCTAAATTTCTAAAAGGGTCGCCAAAACCATCATCTCCTTGTAGCATTTTATCATCTTTATAAACAAACCATCTATAAGATTTTGCAGATTGTCTAATTTCATATTCTTTATGAAAATGTATTTTAGTAAATGTCACTATGCTCTCTCCTCATTATTCATTAAATCATCAATTAATTTTCTTTTTTCAGCAAGAAATAAAGAATTTGTTTTTTTAATTTTGTGAGTTTCACAATTTTCATTTGAGCATTTTGAAATAACATCAAAAGCATCATTAGGATAAATCACATCTTCTCCACATTCATAACAAGTAGTCATTTTTTTCTCTCCTTTTTTTTTATTAAACATACCACAGTAAAGCACGAATAAGGTTGTAATGCAATAACTTTATTTATCGCATAAAATATAGCTTTTTTAACTATTTATTCGCATTAGAGTTTTATTTCTTGATTTAAAAACAAATCAGTTATAAAAAACGAATCAATTAAAGATATGATTAATAATAAAAAGTATGTTAGAGAGATTATGTTCTGCAAAGAACGAAGTATTTATTTTTCATATCTAATACTTAATTGTGTTGGGTTTGGCCTCTCTCTCCAAGCCCAGCACCTAACAGGGAGAAAACGAGATGAAACAATTAGATATATTTGAAACTGATTACGAGTCTTGTAATTACACATCAACATCTAAAAAAGCACTAGCCTCAATCAAGCCAAAAATAAAAACTAAAAGAGAACAAGTTTATGATTTGATTAAACTTAAACCTTTAACTAATTATGAAATATCAGATGAGTTAGAGATACCTTTAAGTTCAGCTTGTGCAAGATGCCATGAGTTACAAGAGTTAAATCTTGTGATAGACTCTGGTTTAAAAAGAAAAACTAAATATGGGAAAGATGCAATCGTATGGAAAATAAAATAAATAGAAAAAGAGTTTTAACTGTAATTTCATTGGGTGCTGGAGTTCAAAGTTCTACAATGGCATTAATGACTAGAACAGGAGATTTACCTATTCCTGATTGTGGAATTTTTGCTGATACAGGTTATGAAAGTAAATCTTGTTATGCTTATTTAGAATTTTTAAAAAAAGTTTTACCTTTTCCTGTCTATGTAGTTAAATTTGGAAATATTAAAGAAGATATGTTGAAAGCAAGAGGAACTACTGATTTTGTAGTAGCACCTTTTTATACTCAAGAAACTATTACAGGAAAAAAAGGAATGATTCTACGACAATGCACAAATCAGTACAAAATTCAGCCGATCAAACAAAAAATCAGAGAACTTTGTGGAATTAAAAAAGGTAAGCATTTTCCAAAAGATAAATATGTTGAACAATGGATAGGAATTTCAAAAGATGAAATTGGAAGAATGAAACCAGCTAGAGACCCTTATATTAAAAATAGACACCCTTTAATCGAAGCTAATATGTCAAGACAGGATTGTATTAATTGGTTAAAAAAAAATGAATTTCCATTACCTGAAAAATCAGCTTGTATTTGTTGTCCATTCCATGATGATAAGTATTGGGATTTTATGAAAAAAGAAAGACCAAGTGAATTTGCTGATGCTGTTGAATTTGATAAACAAATTAGAACAATTAGCAGAAATAAAAATATTAAAAATTATACTCATAAATCATGTAAGCCTCTAGACGAAGTTGAATTTAGTAAAGAGGACAATCAACTTGATATGTTTGAAAATGCGTGTGAGGGTCTTTGTGGAGTTTAGATGGGAAAGAAAAAACAAGCAAACAAATTAGAAAAAGAACACTTATCTAAAGTCGCTAGTTTAGGTTGTTTGATTTGTCAGCAACCAGCTATCTGTCATCACATAAGAAATCTTGGAGATGGTAAAGGGAACATTGGATTTTCCAAAAGGTCTAGTCATTTTCATGTAATTCCATTGTGTCCATCTCATCACGTTGGAAGTTTTAGTATTCATAATACCAAAAGACAATTTGAGGCTATGTATGGAACTGAGAAAGAACTATTACACAGAACACTAAATGAGATTAAACAATTAGATGAGTCTAATAATTTATTTAACTTTTACGCAACAGAGGAGAAATAATGGCAGAAATGAGAGAAGAACACTTTGAAGTAATTTCAAGAAATAGAGCAAGAGCCTATGAGAAACAAAAAAAGACAATAAACATAATTAGAACACTTTTAAATAGATATTCAAAAAAACAATTAATACAAATGATAGAAAAGGAGAGTAGAAATGGCTAAACGATCAGGTTATTTTTTAGTTTATAGAGATATTTGGCGAAACCCAGTATTTAAAAACTTATTACAAGCTAGTTGTTGGATATATTTTATAAGTTCAGCATCACACAAAGAAAGAACATTAAGATTTTTAGATAATGAAATATTTGTTCGTAGAGGAGAAATGATTATGCCTTTGAGAGTTACGGCTAAAAGATTTGGTATGACATACTCTGAAATGAGAGCCTATATACTACGGCTTGTGCGAAGAAAAATGATCACTACTAGAACAGCCCAGTTACGACCCAGTAGCGACCACAAGAACAGAAAAGTAACTCTAATAAGCCTTGTAAATTACGATAAATATCAGTATGTGGACTCGGAACAACCACTTACGACCCACTTACAGCAAGAAGTACTAATTAATTATAACAATACACAAGAAACAAATAGTATTATCAAAAAGTCTAGCAAGGATGATATTATCTATACAGGAGATAGTTATGGTAATTACAAGAAGATATTGAAAAACGGCAAGGTTTATTATAAACACGCATTTGACGATACTAAACCACTTTTAGAAAATATATGATAACTACATCTGCTATGATCTCGGAATTATATACCAAGAAAATTATTGGTAAAAAAAGACCGAAAAAAATCAATGTAAATAAATCTGTTCAGAAAGCTGTTAAAAAATATCGTTTTAAAAAATGAAGTCTATATTGCGAATCTTTAAGTATGCTAGAAAACGCATAATAGCACTTAGTATTGAAAACCAAGTATTAAAAACACAGTTAGAATATTATCGTGCTATAATAGAATCTGATAATTATAACAAACATTAAATGGCTATAAAAAAACCACAATTTGAACATATTTTATATGGCAGAAGTAAAATCAAAGTTATCTTTGAGCCACTTAAAAGTTTAGATGGTTATTTTGAAACTAATCAAAAATTAATCGTATTGGATAGCCGAATAAAAGGTAAGAGACTATTTAACACAATAATTCACGAGATATTTCATGTTATTGCATATTACTCTAAACTAAAATTTAAAAATATGAGTGAAGAACAAATGGCTATTAAAGTTGGTAATGGCTATACAACTATATTTAAACAAAATCCTAAACTGTGGAAATATCTTACAAAACTGTTAAAATAAAATGATTATGAAATCCGACAAAAATAAGGCAGAAATAGGTAAGCAAATAGGAAGACCTATTAAAGAGGTAGATGAAGATATTATCGCTAATTTAAGTCAAATTGGATGCACACAGGAAGAAATCGGCTCGATTGTCGGAATATCTGCAAGAACATTACAAAGACGATATGCCGAATTATTAGAAGAAAACAAGAACAAAGGAAAAGCTAGTTTAAGAAAGAAGATGTGGGAGAAAGCCATGAAGGGAGACCCTAAGTTACAAATCTGGCTCTCAAAACAATATCTAGGCATGAAAGATAGAACTGTTACTGAAAACATTGTAGAACCTTTACCATTAATCATAGAAGCTAAAGCAGAAGAAGTAGATGGCTAAACAAAAATTCACGCACTTCATACCAAGAGATAAACCACCAAAAAGACCTCGTAGGCACAAGAAGCGATTAAATAAATCAGAAAAAAGGGATTTAAAAAAATATAATCGTCAGGGGAGATGACATTTAGATATAAAAATAAAACAGGTAAATCAACACCTAATGATGATGTGATGACAAAAGAATCATCAGCTAAATTTATAATTGATTATTTTAAACCTGATGGATTTATATTAGAGCCATGCAGAGGAACTGGTATTTTTTATAATCTATTTAAAGGAAAAAAAGATTGGTGCGAAATTAAAGAAAATAAAGATTTTTTAACTTATGACAAAAAAGTTGATTGGATAATTACTAATCCACCATTTAGTATATTTGATGAATTTCTTTTAAAGTCATTTGAAATAGCAGATAATATTGTTTTCTTTTGTCCATTAATAAAAGCATTTAAGGGTAAAAAATTAGATCAAAAAATTCAAGAATATGGAGATATTAAAGAAATATTACACATGGGAACTGGTGGACAACATGGATTCCCATTCGGATTTTCAGTTGGTTGCATTTATTACAAAAGAAATTATAAAGGAAATATAACATATACAAGGAGATACTAATGTCAGAAATAATCGGAGAGAATACATTTCTAAAACTAAGACAGCAAAAAGAACAGATGAAAGCTGAGTTAGAACAAGTTAAAATTCAAAGAGATATAGCTTTAAGAAAACAAAAGAAACTTGAAGATGCTGTTAAAGAACTTAGAAAAATTATCGAGCAAAGATAAGATAACTTTAAAGTTAGATAAACTTGCTAATCTTTATAATAAAACCAAAAACGATAAGTATAAGTTAGAATGGAATAAGATAATTAATTTATACTTCTATAAGAAAAAAAGTTCTAATATGTAGCATAATATGATATTTATGCCACATGGCTAAAGGTATTTATAAAGGACGATCTGTTAAACTTAACAAACCCATGCGTGGAGATGTTAAGAAATTCAAAGTATTTGTTAGAAACAGAAAAACAGGTAGAGTTCAAAAGGTTAATTTTGGCTCTAAAGAATTATCTATTAAGAAAAATATACCGGCTAGAAAGAGAAGTTTCATGGCTAGATTCCGTCCAATCTTAAATAAAGCTAAAAGATCAGGCAAACAATTAAACACAACACCGGTATATTGGGCAGTTAAATCTTGGCAAAAGGGATTCAAAGTATGATTGATAGATGGCTTTATACATTCTTTGGCTGGATAGACTCATGGTTTGATTGGGTAGATAAACAATTTGTTAAACCTACTAAAAAGAAAAAAAAATGAGAGATACTAAAACATTAGAGCAATACAGCAGAAATGCACAAAAGAAATTAAAAGAAATGAATTTATTTAAGTCTTTAAAGAAAGAAGTTGAAACAGGTGCTAATGGCACTCAGAAATATGTAATTAAAAAAGGAATAAACAAAGGTCGTGTTGCAGAATGAAAATATCAGAAAATACTTCGGTATCTTTACCAATAAGAAATTTACTTGCGATTGTAGGTGCAGTAGCAATAGGTGTATGGGCTTATTTTGGTATTATTGAAAGAATAACATTATTAGAAACTGCTGATAAACTCCAAGAACAAGATTTACTAGAAGCATCTGCACAAAAGCCTATAGACCAAGAACAGTTTATGTTGCTAGAACACATGGCTGAACAATTAGAGAAATTGACTGAAAGAGTTGATGATATGATGAATAACAAAGTCAATATCAATAGACTACAAATGGATGTAGAACGATTAAGAATAGATACAGAGAAATTAAAAGATTCTGTCAGAGCAAACATAGGTAAATTAAATGGGAATCACTAGCTTAGTATTTGCACTATGTTTATTTATTAATGGCGAATTAGTCGAGCATAGAATACAAGATAGCTTATCTACTTGTCTTAAAATGAAACGAGAAGCAACACGAAATATGGATATGAAGAATAAACAGTTTATGTGTGGAGAAGTAGAAGCTGAATTAGAAGAAAATATTGATGGAAGTAAAACAATTAAGAGAATAGTAACTAACAAATAATTTATGAGTTTAACAATGTACGATTTATTTTATATCTATTTAGTGAGGATTTGTTATAAAATTATCTGGTGGGCTACAGGCAAAAAATCTAAAAGAAAGAATAAATGAAATTTATACTTGCATTTACCATTTGTTCAGCAATTACTGGTTACTGCAATAATACAATGACACTACCTACTAAATTTGATTCATGGTCAGAATGTGTAGGTGCTGGTGGAAAGTTAATACAATCTTTTTCAGTTGATATGAAAGATACGATTGAAGAACGAAAATTATATATGAATTATTTTTGTAATGAAAATCACACTAACAAAACCCCAACTTAAAGTTAGTTCATCATCAGCAAGATTTAGAGTTCTTATTTCAGGTCGTAGATTTGGTAAGACTTATTTAGCTGTTACTGAGATGATGAAATATGCTAGTCAGCCGAATAAAAGAATTTGGTATGTAGCACCTACATTTAAAATGGCTAAAGACATCTGTTGGTCAGCATTAAAAGAAATGTTGAATATGTTTAATTGGATAGAGGATATTAACGAAACCACTATGACAATTACAATTAGACAATCTAATAGTACAATCTCACTAAAGGGTGCTGATAACTATGATTCACTTCGAGGTACAGGATTAGACTTTTTAATCTTAGACGAATTTGCAGATATAGATAAACGAACATGGTTTGAAGTATTAAGAGCATCTATTGCAGATAGATTAGGTCATGTTCTTATGTGTGGTACACCTAAAGGCTATGGTAACTGGTCTTATGAAATGTATCTTAAAGGAAAACAAGACCATGATTGGGAGTCTTTTCAATTTACAACTATACAAGGTGGTATGGTCGCTAAAAGCGAAGTTGAACAAGCTAAGCAAGACTTAGACCAAAGAACATTTAGACAAGAATTTGAGGGTACATTTGAAAACTATGCTGGAAGTATTTATTACAATTTCCACCCCGTAGAATCTGTTGTTCAAAGAGAAATAGATTGGACTAAACCTTTACACATTGGAATGGACTTCAATGTCTCGCCAATGTCAGCTTGTGTTGCACAAATAGAAAAAGAAAAGATTTATATTGTAGATGAAGTAGTTATTTATGGGTCTAATACTGATGAAATGTGTGATGAACTTAAAGATAGATATGGAACTAGAATGAAAATATTTATATATCCTGACCCAGCATCAAGACAAAGAAAAACATCTGCTGGTGGTAGAACTGACTTATCTATTTTGCAAAATGCTGGATTTGAAGTTAAGGTTAAGCATAGACACCCAGCAGTAAGAGATCGTATCAATGCTGTGAACTCAAAATTAAAAGACTCTAACGGCAAAAGATATATTTTTGTTTCCAATTCGTGTAAAATTGTTATAAAAGGACTTACTAGGCAAACTTATAAGGAAGATACCAATATTCCGAATAAGGAAGACGGATTTGACCATATGAATGACGCACTAGGTTATATGATTGATTACATAAAACCTTTGGTTACTCAGATGCCAAGTTCAAAACCTATAAGATGGACAATGAAATAATATGGCATATTCACGAGACGAAATTTTAGATACTCATAAAGATTACGAACAAAACTATGCTCATTGGGAGTTCTATATTCGTTCTTATAATGGTGGACACGATTACCAAGTAGGTCAATATTTAAACAGATATAATTTAGAACTAGATAACGAATTTCATCAAAGACTTAATAACACTCCATTAGATAATCATTGTAAGAATATCGTAGAGATTTATTCATCATATTTATTTAGAGTTAAAGCTAGTAGAGATTTTGGCGAACTAGAAAATGAACCTACTTTAGAACGATTCTTAAAAGACGCAGATTTAGACGGAAACAATTTTAATACTGTAATGAAACAGGCTCAAAACTATTCATCAATTTATGGTCATGTATTTTTAATATTAGATAAGCCACCTGTTCAAACTAGAACTAGAGCAGAAGAATTAGAGGGAGATATAAGACCATACTTATCAATCGTTACTCCTGAGAATGTATTTGATTGGAACTACACAAGACAAACTAACGGAAAATATGCTTTAGACTATTTAAAGATTAGAGAAGAAGTAGATAAACAAGGTGGAACTTATTTTAAAATTTGGACACCAGAGAAAATAGAAATAGTATATATCGAAAGATTTGGAGACAATCCAAAAATACTAGATACTGCCGATAATCCGTTAGGCAAAATACCAGCAGTTATTTTATACAATTCTAAATCTCACAAAAGAGGAATTGGCTTATCGGACTTAACTGATATTGCTGATCTACAAAAAGCTATTTACAATGAATACTCTGAAATGGAACAACTAATTAGATTATCTAACCACCCATCATTAGTTAAAACTCCAAGTGTAAATGCAAGTGCTGGTGCTGGTGCTATTATTGAAATGCCAGAAGAAATCGAGCCAAACTTAAAACCATATTTATTACAACCATCTGGTCAGAACTTACAATCTATTATGGATTCAATTAATAACAAAGTTCAAGCTATAAATAGAATAGCACACACAGATGCAATAAGAACTACACAAAAACAAATCTCATCTGGTATTGCACTACAAACTGAATTTGAATTACTTAATGCTAGACTATCTGAAAAAGCTGATAATTTAGAACTTGCTGAAGAACAGTTATTTAAACTATATGCAGATTTCCAAGACACTACTTTTGATGGAGTTATTAATTATCCTGACAGTTTTAATATTAGAGATTACGCATCTGACTTACAATTCTATCAAATGGCTAAAGCTATGAATATCCAATCGCCAACATTCAACAAAGAAGTTGATAAAGAAATTATTAAATCAGTTATTGAAGATGATGAAAAAATTACACAAGCAAATGAAGAAATAGACCAACAAGCAGAACTAGGTCAATTTACACAAGAGGAAGTTCAAGCACCTCAAATAGAAGAAGAAGTAGAGGAAGAAGCGATTTAATGAATGGCAGATATAATTCAAGAACTAACCGAGTACAGAATTAAAGGCATAGAACAAGCCGAAGTAGAATACTATAAAAATCTTACCCAAACACTTGATAGAATAGAACGAGAAATAGTTAATATTGCAGATACAGATTTGCCAAGAACACCTGATGGTAAATTAATTGAACTACAATCAGCTATTGCAATAAGACCAAAGATAAAAGCTATATTAGATCAAAACTATTTACCATTTGCAGATCAAGTTGTTAGAGAGGGTTTTAATAAACAAGCTAAACGAATTGAACGAGCATTTAAAAGAATTGGTAATATTCCTGTAGAGTTTCAAGAATTAACTAAAGGCGATCTAGCATTAGTACAGAATTTAAAGCAACAATATTTTACTCAGTTTAAAGATGTATCAAATACATTTACAAGAACATTATCTGAAAAAGTTTATCAGAATACATTAGTGGGTAGTAATTTTGCAACCCTAGAAAAAGAACTAAGACAATCTATCAATGGTATTTATGCTATGTCAGATGACCGAGAGGCACAAAAACTAATTGATTTTGTAAATGATAATAAGTTTAAAGCATCTAAAAAAGACCAAGTAAATAAAGCTATCCAAACATTACAATCTAAGTTTGCAACAGATCGTGCTGGAGAGAATATGAAACGATATGCTGGTCAGATACTAAATGACTCATTAAGAGACTTTGATGCTACATTAAACTTTAACAAAGCAAATGATGCTGGTTTAACTTATGTCAAATATTATGGAGATGTAATACCTACGACAAGAGAGATTTGCAGAAATATGATAAATGGAGTATATAACAAAAGGGAAAGTGGACTTTTCACAATTGATGAAGTCAAACAAATCTGGGCTAGTAGAA